GTATTTAGAAACTCAATTACATTCATTTTAAAAAAGTAATCCCATTTAGTACGGTCATCTTTGCATATATCGTTTATGCTTGCAATCCATCCCCACTTTGTTCTAAAAGTTTGAATTTCTCCATCAACTCCTTCGTGCTCTCCATCGCCTTGTTCGCTTCCGATTCCAAATAAATTAGGATATTTTGCTGCAATGCCTCGTAGTATTTGCAAAAAAAAAGCATGATTGGATATGCAGTCGATATTTTCATTTCATTGTAGAATAGGTCTGCAATCTCTTTATGATTATCTCCTTTGTACCCTAATTCTTTGCCATACCAATTACGTTCTACACAAACCGAAGCAAGTATATTATGGATGTTACTCAATATCTTTTCAGGTTCTTTGCAAAAGTGACTAACATCAATGAACTGCTCGCTTGTTAATTCTTGTTCTTTCCATTTAACGATAAACTTTCTGCCACCTACTTTGAATTTCAACTTTATTTTTTCATCCGCTTGCAGGTTCTCAATCTTATCAAGTCCTTTTAGTGCCTCAATCATTTCGCCTATTGGCATACTTTCGATTTCATCAACTGAAACACCACTAATTTCACTCAATATCAAAACCTTTCTATGCAAAGGGTCTTGTTCGAGTTCGCTAATTAGTTTGATTTTTAAAAACTGCTTAATGGTTAGTTGGTTGTAATTGCCTATCATCTTTTATAAATATAAGTTTAAATTGAAATTGTTGAATATTTGCCACTTGGTCGGTTATTTAATTTTAAGAGTGCTACATATCTCATAGGGTCAATGCAATGATTTAGACTGTCTATTGGTTTGCCTGTTAGTTTGCCCTCGTTATCCTTTTCCCAAGTATAGCCCCTTAACTCTTTTATTAAATTAGTTGAGTTCTTTGTAACTTGTATCTCGTATCGTTTCAAAATGTCTATTCCTATCTTGATTGAATCTGCACCTTTAACTGCAGGTCGCACGTTGAAACCTTGCAGCCTTAGTTCTTCTATTGATTTAGGCTCTGCACTATCACATATCAATTCCTTGCGCCCAAATTGGATAGATTTAAGAAAGTTACCTAAATCGTTATTTGTCATGTTCGTTCTGTATAATAATTCATCAATGATTAGTTTGCCTTCATACTTATATATTGCTACAAGTGTGCTTGGGTCATTCGTGAAACCAAAATCCATTCCATGTCCGACAAGTTCGGCTTTCTCTGGTATTGTGTCAATCTGCTTCCATTGGTCAAATATGACATCTTGCAGGCTTCCGATTTGCCCAAGTCCATAAACTTGCCACCAATTCGCCCAATAAGTTGATGTCTTAGCTTTTAGTTCGGCTGCTTCAATGTCGTGTATAATTGTTTCGGGTAGTGCCTCATTGTCTTTATAAGTCAATATGATGTGTTCAGTGTCTTCATCATTCATCAATTCGGTATGCGCCCAAAATTCATTGGTAGGGTTAAAGTCTAACCATATCTCTCCACTTGTTCGGACTGCTAATTGGTGGTATGATTCAAATGTTATGTTATTCGCTTCGTTAATGTATAATATGTTTCTTCTTGCACCTCTTAACTTACTTTCCATTTCGGCTGAAAAGAACTCAATATAAGAACCATTTGCAAAACGATAGGTAAGTAGTGAGCGATTCCAATTCAAATCTGAATAACGACCTGTCCACTCCATTATTTTTAAAAAATCTTTCATTGCACCCCTGCGAAGATGTGGGATGGTTTCTGAAACTACTGATATTTCAAGATGTGGTGTTTTGCTCGCCCTATCAATTAAGATGGGTAAGATTCCAAATGTTTTGCCTGCTGATTAGTCCCCCTTACAATTACTCATAAGGGGATGTTAGGAAGTCCCACCCTGAATGATTTTCTTTCGGGCAGTTAACTTCAATAATCTATTTATTGCGGTTGTACGTTTAAACATTATTTATGTGAATGGTAATATTTTAAATCAAAACCTTTGTTTTGGCTTACTAAATTTATTTGAGTTGCTGTTTACTCGGGAAAAAGTGGCTGCTCAATATGCCTTACTTCGCTCTTATCTGTCAATCCATTTAATCGCTGTGTTATTGATGGATTGTAAATTCCTGCCATACCTCCTTGTATTTGGTCATCCTTAATAGTTTTCCTTATGCGTGAACAGATAGCTATATAATCGCTGTACCTATTATCTAAATTTGCAAAATAGTGGCTTAAATCGCTTATAATGTCGTTATCGTAACAATAGAGTTCAAAACCTTCCAATGTCAATGGTCTTTCTTTCTTTCTGTTTACCTCATCCCCATCCTTACCGACAAAGTCTTGAACTAAAATAGGGTTGCTTTTTACTTTTTGGCGATATGCTTCAAAGTATTCCCACATCTTTTCGGGTGTTTCAATGTATTTGTTCTTTCCCATTAGCTTAAATTTTCTTTTATAAATATAGCAGATAAAATATTAGCGTGTGTATTTGGTCTTTTACGTATCGTGTCTTCAATATTGTTTATAGTCAATAATTTATAGCCATTTATATCAAAGTGATTGATTAGTGAAACTATATTAAAGTGGTGTAGGTGTTCATTAGGTCTTAGGTGTATATAGTCGTTACTTAAATATTCAATATTAAGTGGCTGTGAGCAATTTGGAACTGAAACATAAACATATTTAGTGTTTAGGTCTTTGATAAAATTAATATCTTCAAAATGTTCTAAGACATCAAACATACATACTACATCAACTTGTTCGAATATGTTATCGGTGGCTGTTACTTTTGGCGGTGTTGGTATTCCTGTGATGTCATTGCCAAAACATTTGATGTCTTGCTCTGCACATAGTTGAATGAAGTCTCCTGCACCATAACCGATTTCAAGTATTTTAGTTGGTTTACCGATGCTGCCTACCATATAACCATATCTTAGCATACTCATTTGTTTTCGGAGTTCAATGATTGCACCATATCTTGATTCTACATATTCAGAATCGTAGGTAATAACATTTGGGTTTACTTGTTGCAATACCCCTTGTTCATTTATTTTATATTCGTGGTCGTTTATTATCATATGTTTAAAAGTGTTTCGTTTGATACGTTGTGAATGCAGTTAGTATGATTGTCTGCTACCATTAATCTATAAGGTTTACCCAATCCCTGTGCTATTGTTAAAGCAAACGACTGATTACAACTTGTAACCGTTGCATCGTTAATTAATTGAGCAAGTTCTAAGGCATTGTTTGTTTTAAAATATTCTAAGGAGTTAAATGGTGGTGTCATATCTTCTTCATACCCTACATAAAATACTTGTTTGTACTTTTCTTTTAGGTAGTCTATTTCAGTTTGCCATTCAAATCCGATTGCAGGGTAACGTGGTGTTACGTTTACAAGTGCATATTCGCCCTCTATTAATCTCTTTGGTGTTATTGTTAGCCAAGTATCATTCCAATTATCTTCGCTTAAATTAAATGCTCTTAAATGGTTTTTAAGTAAAGATACTTCGCCAAGTCCTTGCATATTGCGAAAGTCATCAAGGTTATGCGTTATTGGTTCGAGTGAAGACTTAGGCAATACTTCAATAATATACGGTTGTTCTTCAAGCAATGGTTTGATGTTTTGATAATACACATCATCAAAATTAGTTTTGTAATAACCTTTGCCTATCCTTTTGCAAACTGCTAAGGAATAAATCATGTCTCCATGTCCGCCACTATGTGAATATAATATCTTATCCATTGCGTTTAGGTCTTCCTATCTTTTTAGTTTCTTGGGCTGCCTTATCTGATTCATATTTATTAACCCACCTTATCATATTCATCAGTACTTCGATGTTACAACCCGAACATCCGCCTGGTCTTATTCCTGTTAATTCGTGTTGAAATTCTTTTAACTGAAGCAGTTGATTAGTTTGACCTATCCAACTATTTTCGGTTTGAAAAACGTGCAGGAGTTCACGCAATGAAAAACGAATCGTCTCATCCTTATAAATTATCTCGCTGTAAATTTCGTCAAATGTTTTCATCAGTATAGTTTTATTAATAGTCTTTTCATCAAAATAGCTAAGTAGCTTGCAAATCCACCATACCCTAATCCAATAAGAAAAGGTTGCGTTTGCGGTACAAATATAAATAAAAGCACACTAAATAATGTACTCCAAAAAGAAAGGCATACAATGCAGTTAAAAGGTTTGAAGTCTAACCAACTTGGTAAACTACCTGCGGTAAAGAAACTAATCCATAAAAAAGGCAATCCTAAAAGTTCTATCATATTATTTATTTAAAATTTCTTTGTATGCTTCAAATCTTTCTGTTGCTACATTAGTCATGTGATATCTTTGCACATCAATATACAACTGCGCCCTCAAATCTTCAACTAAGTTTGGATTGTCTATTAACTTGGTCATGTACTTATACCAATCGTTTTTGTGCTTTACTTTTAAACAATTAACCCCATGTTTTAAATCGGGCGAATAAGGATAAACATCGCTGCATATTACTGCTTTCATTTTAAATCCCGATTCTAATAGTTTGAGGTTTGATTTGTTGTTATTAAAACGATTATTTCGAAGTGGTATAAGTGATACGTTTATAAGGTCATAAAAGTTTCCATATTCCTTTACTCCAGTTTCTTTGAAGATTCCAAATTGTGATTCATCTGCTTTGCCCCTTGCACTCAATACACTTAAAATCGCTTGACTTGTTTCCGATTGCGTTGCAAAGCCACCATAAACAACTCTAAACTTATCTTTGTAATCGTCTGCGGTGTATAACGAATACAAACCATCGTGCATCAATATAACATCTTCTAAGTGCGTTATTGACCCACTCCAACCGAAGTTTAACTTACCATTGAATTGTGGTTCTCTTAATTCAAAATGTCCCTCTGGATAAATTCCATTAGGTACGATATAAATATTTTTTTGACCTAATTCCTTAGTGAGTGTATTTGCCAATAATTCGTGTGTGGTGGTGCAGGCGGTTGCGTTCTTAACTGCCAAACTTATCTGCTCGGTATGGTTGCCATCCTTTGCTGCATAGTATAAGATATGATTCTTTGGAAGGATATAATCATCATCTAAATCAATCACATAAGGTAGCCCAACTCTTTTTAGCTTATCAATTAGTGCCTGTGGTTCGTTTGTCTTTGATGCAAACCTATTCATCACAACCAAGTCAAAGTCCTTTAAGAACTCATCTGTTGCGCTGTCTACTTCATTTATTAGACTTATCTCAATCTCATCTTTGAAAAGGTCTGACATTACGTTATGTGGCATCCATAACCTATGATAATCAACTCCGCTAATCTTTGGGTAACTTGGAATAACTATTAGTAGTTTAATCATATTTGTTTCGCTTTTTGTTTAATTTTTTCTTTGACTGCCCTCAATGCTGAATAACTAATCCCCGTTAGCCTTTGGACTTTCTTCATATCCCCAAATTGATTATAAAGTAAGATAATTCGATTTTCAAATTCGTTTAAGGAAAGCATAAACTGCTCTGCTTCCTTAGTCATTATTTCTTTGCTTAGTTCACTTGGTGTATAGATGTCGAACTCAATTAACTCCCTTAAAACTATTTTACCTAACTTGCCATTTCTCGACATTACATTGAATGCTACCCTATAAAACCAAAATTTTAAATAGTTAAGGTCGGGAAGTCGTTCATCTGATATGGTTAGAATTTCGCAGATAGTTTCTTGGTAGATGTCTTCAGCATAGTGTGTATTTATCTTATAGCACATTTCTTTGAATGACTTGTCGCTTACTATTACATCAACCAAATGCAGCCTATTGGGTTTCATTCATCAGGATTTAGTAAAGCAAATATTTCATCTTCTCTTTCCATTGTGGCAAAGTTAGTTATAATTTTTCAATTTCTTTTTTTACTTCATCCCAATAATTGTTATTGCCTTTTTCAGTTTGCATAATCCAAACATTGTTTTGTTCGATTATATACTCTAAGGCTGCTAATGCACATCTTTTAGCATCTTTTTTTATCCTTTGATTGCGATATTTATCGTTAGGTGGATACCATTTTAAATCTGAAACAAAATCATACTCTAAAATAATTGTGTATTTTAAAATCATTGCGGCTGCTTTTTCTTTTGGTGTCATTTGTTACCTCCGTATGTTTCGTTGTAGTATAGTTCCATTAATTAGTTCTGTGATTGTTTGTTCAACTGATAGCTTTACATTATTTGAGTTTAAAGCATTGTATAGTACATCTAATTGTGCTTGTATTTTTTGCTCCTTTTCCATTACTTTGGCTTGTTCAATAACTCCCTCCTCCTCCAAAGCATATCTTATAGTGTTTGGTATTTCATTTATTAAAAATTCTACTGATGTTTGTTTCATAATCTTATTTGTTTAAAAATTTATCTATTTGTTTGAACAGCCAACCTGTTAAATACGCCTCAGGTTCATCGTTAAATCTATCTAGTTCAATACATTTATCTTGATAGATTAAGTTCTTTAAATGGACTATTTCGTGTGCTATGATAGTTCCTTCAGTGTATTCAAAAGCTACAATATACTCTGAAAATTCATTAGGCACTCGCATTGTAATAGCACCATAGTCAGACAAAGATTTTGTCCCATATTTCTTTTCAACATAGGACAAGTCTTTATCTAATATTATAGTTAACTTACACTGATATATCGGAATATCAATTGTTGTTTTATTCATTAATCTTATTTGTTTTTAAATTTTTCGTTAAAATATTGTTCAAAATCTTTTTTATAAAGCATTTCTGATTCATTAGCAAACTGTGATGTACTTAAAAACCAAGTTTCTTTATGTTGTTGCTTTTCCATTGCTTTGGCTTGTTCAAATAGTTCTTTAAAATTTGCGCTCATTGGTTGGCTCAATTTATTTTCAACCATTGCCTCTAACCAATTTACTGCGGTGTGTTTTATCTGTTCCATAAGTCTTCTATTGTTATTTGTTTAGCCATGTTGATTACTTCTTTTGATTCCATAGATAGTGTTTCAATCTTTGCCCTTAGCTTTCTCCTTAATAAAATGTCATTCGTTTTACACTGCATTTCTAAGTCTTCTCTAACATAGTCAAATGCTTCATCAATATTATAAGTATATTCAATGTCTATTACCTCATTTGTATCAACTAATATCTTGTATATGTCGCCTATGCTTGGTTCATATAGTCCAAAATGACCAGTTTTTAAATAAAGAGATTTTGCATAAGACATAAATTCATCCCTAATTCTTAGCTTATCTTCTTCGGTATATTCCTTAATAGGTTCAATTCTTGGTGTGCTGCGTATTTTAATAGCATTTAAGCGCTTTTCTTCTGCCATAAATGACTTAATCCACTGATGAAAGGTAACTATGTTTAAACCAAAGTATTCGCCATATATCTTTCTTACTCCATTTTGGAAGCATAAATCAAGTTCATCAATTTTGAGGTTAATAAAGTATCGTTTGATTTCGTTTATTACTCCATTTGATAGGCTGATTAATTCCTTAGATTCAATTACCTTTCCGCAATCGATGTAAGTCTTTGCAAGTACTTTTATTACTCGGTCTTTAAGTTCTTGTTGCTGCATATCAACTATTAATTTCGAGTTGAGTGCGATTAAGTAGTGATTGTCGTTTGTTTTCATTTTTGTTTTTTAGTTTTAGTTTTCATTATATATTATATTATGCTTTAAATAATCTTTTAGCCATAATGAATATTTTAGTTTTCATCGTGTATCATATTAAGAGCCTCTTTTGACCACTCCGAAAGTTTAGACTTTACAATTAATTTCAGTCCATCAACCTTTGACAATGGACAGCGAAATGCAACCGTTTTAGTTTCTTCGTTGTATTTAGGTTTAGCACCCGACCCTTGACGAGTGCCTCCCCTTGTTTCTTTCTTAGTTTTCATTTATGCAACTTTTATAGCGTTGGTAATAAATGATTTTAAAGCATCTCTATTAATACCCGAACCGCCACAATCAAAACATATTCCTTTTGCGTAATAGCTAAATGCAGGTATTATGCCAACTCCATTGCATTTACCACAAGAACAATCACCTTTTGCAGCAAATAATTTAGGTGCAAAAAAATCTTTATCCTCACGAATAATAGTTAATAATTGAGCAACACGAGTTTGAATTTCGCTTATTGAAATAGATGTATTATCGTAGTATTCTGTATGGGTTGCATACTCCCAAGTTAAATCTATATGCTGAATATGCTTAAATTTTGTTGTAAGGCTTTTTTGCATTAAATGACCATAATATGTTTTTCCGTACAAAGTTACTTTGTATGCAGTAGGTCTTTTTTTACCATCTTTACACATCATCCAAAAACCTCTACCATTTTCTTTAGCATTGTAGGCTTCTGATGGTATTAATGTAAGGCTCATAATACCGCTATCTATTAGCAAGTTCATATTTCTTACTGCTGTTTCTCTGTTAGTGTTGCTGTTTTTGTAACCAGCTCCGTTTAATAATTTAATGATAGTATTCATATCGTTTGTTTTTAATTACCCTACAAATATACAATCTTATTTTGAAACTGCAAACTATTTCAAATATTTATTAAATATATTTTATAACTTATTGAAAATCAAACGCTCTAATTTTCATCATAAATCATATTAAGTGCCTCTTTTGCTGAATTAACCATTGATTCCATTTTGCTAGGTTGACCATTGGACAAATTTTGTCCTTTGTTAATTGGTTTCATATATTGGATTACATTGGCTAATTTAGTCTTCCAATTCTTTATTGGAGTATCATGTCCATCGTGCCAATTATTCGTGTTATAATCAAAGTATTTAGCCTTTAAAGCATATTCATAGTTACCTATCATTTCTGCTTTTTCAATACAAGCTAATCCGTATACTACAAATTCATGTTCAGTTGGTGGTGAAAATATTTTTTTATTTTTACTTATACCTTTTAATATTATACTATTATTATTTATATTATTATCATTTATTATATTTGCTTCAAGGGACTCTTCAAGGGGTGTTTGAGGGATGTCTAAGACCCCTTCAAGGGTATCTTCTGTATCTTCTTGATTATTAGATTTTACCTCATAACCTTTTAAGCCAAATTCTTTTGCTTCTAATACATAGTCCATAGTCTTCTTATAAGTCTCGAAATACTTTTTTACAATTTTTGTTTTGATTGTTAAATCTTTTTTCAAATAATATCTAAAAACATTAGAAATAAATTCATCTAAGTGCTTATCATTTTCAAAAAATACTTCTGCAATCTCAATATCTTGTTTTGTGATTTTACAGTATTCCTTTTTAATCTTCATTTTTCTGCATAAAAAAAGCATCGCTACTTTCTCTGTTTGACACAATCCCCAGTAAAGGATTACAGATACTTATAACGATGCTTAATTTAAATTTCTTCATACTGATAATTTTGGCAAGGTGTCAAACTTGTTACTCCAATTTTCTTTTACAAATATAACTAATGGTTAATCAAATAATGGAATAATTTTAAGAGATATTTTTTCACAAATAATTCCCATACTGTTATAGTTATGATTATCTTGACTATCATTGGTAACTATTGATTAGCTTTTTAGATGTCTTCTTGAAGTCCAAAGAATACTCAATAAATGAACAACTATTGCCAAAGATTGATAACTTAGTAACTCGTTCTTTCTTGATTGAGAATCCCAGTGCAATGATGTCTGCAATTCGCTGCGGTAACTTGGTGCAATAGCCAAATTGTTTTTGCGTTGCTTGAATTGATGTGATGCTGTTACCTGCTATCATATAGTAGATGATTGCTTCGGTTTGTGTTTTTGGTTTTTTCATTTTATTTTTTTGGTTTTAATCGTTTGTAATTCTTCTATAATAGTTCCCAATTTTTATTGGGGTATCAAATGCTTTTTGGGCATCCCAACCTCTAACTATTCTTGCCCTTATACTTACATAATCCGCTCTTCTATTTAATTTTTCTACTAATAACATAAATGCATATTTCTCTCCATTGTATGTAACCATTAAAGTATTATCTCTATTATTGTTATTTATTTTACTTGTAACCCACCTGCAGTTATTTGGTTCATATCCTTTTGAATTATCTTGCCTATCAATTTGCAAACCTTTCTCATACCCATTTTTTAAAGCCCAGTCTTTAAAGTCAAAATAATCATTAAGCCACTGATCACATACTTTTATACCTTTTCTAAAATACAAATGGTTTTCAAAATAATTTTCAGCACATCTTCTGATCATTGCTTTCCAAACCTTACATAAATAAGTACCACTTTCCCCTTTTAATACATGAGAACAACCGCATGAAGTAATTCTTAACCTAATCAAATGAATTAATCGTATTGATTTTATATTACCACAATCACATTTACATACAATCGTTCTGTTTTTCTGCCCACTTGGTAGTATTAACTTTTCTCCTTCTTTTACTACTAAAAATTTACCAAATCTCTGACCTTCTTTTAATTCAATTCTTTTCATGTTTATATTATATTTTAATGTTGCAATATAAACATTTTATATGATATTCCAATTTCTAAGTTAAATTTATTTCTATAATCAATACGTTCTTTAGCACTTAAATTAAGATTATGGTCTTTAAATTCTTTTATTATCTTATTAGCTATATCATTCATTATCTCTAATTCAAAACTTGAATATTTTTCTAACTTAGTAGATTTTAAACTTATTATATAATCTAAATAATCCTTTCCATATTCTCTTACTATACCTTCTTGCATTTTAACATCATTGCTTTGATAATGGTTTGAATATGCTGACTGCCTATGTATATTATGTAGGTTAAATTTAATATTGTTATTACCACCTCGAGCATAAATATGCCCACCATGCATTTGTCCTTTAGTTCCAGTTGCTAAACATGGTAAGCCCTTATCAATTAGCCTTGCAATTAGTTGAACTTTTTTTTGAAGCAATTTATCATAATCAGTATTTTCTTTTTTTAAATCTGATTTAATAGCTTTTTCAACCTTGTTATAATTGACTTTTGCAGGCTTCAACTTACCCAACTCAATAGCACACTTGATACTGCATACCTTGTTTAAGCTATTGAATTGAGTGAATTGTTTTTTACAGAATTTGCACTTAGCCATTATTTCATTTTAGAGATATATTCTTCTAATGACATTTCGGTATCATTCTCACCATACCAATGTATCAAATAATCGCCTGAACTTAGTTTAGTTAAAACTATTTCATGTTCTACATTTTCAGCATATCCATGCTCACCTACTTTAGCGCAGTCTACAATCTCACCTTTAGGTGTTAAATCAAATTTGTTTTTTAAAATTAAAATACTCATGTTTTTTTTATGCCGTCTATGGCTGTTTAGTTAATTGTTTTTAATGGATGATATTCGCAATCTGCAAGTAAATTTCCTATACTTCTAATTTCTACTAAGTCTCTTGGAGTTAATTTAAACCATTCACCCACTACTCTTTTCTGTTTAAATTCTTTATGTAACCAAGATTCTAATACTTTATTTCTTTCATCATATCCCCTTTCACAACCTAACGAAAGTAATAAATGTAAATTAGCCCCACTTTGATTTTTTAGCTGTCTAAATCTTTCTTTTAAATTATTAGTAATTCCTATTTTAAATAAACCACTATCTTGATTCAAAATTACATATACATAGTGTAACATATCTCCCATAATACACCTTTCAAATTCTTCAAGAGTTAACTCTTCAATGTCATCAGGCGAACAAGGATGAAATCTTTTAATATATCTTTCTATTAAATCCATAAATTAGCCATTTAATTGTTTTAAAAGTTTATCACGATAATTTGAAGCTGCGTTTATCTTATCCATTAATAATTCAACCCTACCATTGTCATAAGGAATAGTTACATAATGAACTTGATTCTCATGCTGTTTTATTCTTGGGTCATAACTCATTAATACTGCCTCTTTTCTTTGCGTTAAAAACATATTAAGTTGGCACTGGTCGTAATACATCGGATATTCTTTTTGGATATTGTCAGCGTTCACAAAAAGTTTATTATAAAGGTGTGTATCTGAATTAGGGCATTTAATTTCAACTATCTTATCTTTTAGAATGACATCTGGAGTGCCACCACATATTCCCATATAAGTAAAGAAAACAAAACCACCCACCGAAGTATATATAAAGTCATTGTCATTAACATCTAATCCGTTATCCTCTGCATATCTTAACACCGCTTGCGATTCGTTCTCTAATCCCCAATCAATCGCAGCGTTAAAGATGTCGGGTTTTGGTTCGCCTACCTGGTCGTTGATAGTTTCAAGTATGTAAGAAACTGCACCAACTGAAAGTCCTGTTTCACTTTTGCCATTTGCGGTTAGTTTGTTGATGTTGGATGCTGTGAATAAACCTTTGCGGTATTCTTTCCATTGCTCCTTTGTTTCAAATATAAATCTCTCTATCATATATTTTTCTCCTTATTACTTTTGATGAAATTCAATGTATCTGCATCCACTTTAAATTCGATTGTATCACGTCTGTTTAAGTTAGCCCCAAATAAGTTTCCAAACATATCACAGGCGTCTTTTATCGCTATTGTCTTAGCTATTGGATAAGCCATCTGCAATGCACCATTATTGATATTCGCAAGGTCGGCAGGTGATGTATCTTTTTTAGTCTGTAATTGACAAGCCCCTATACCATCGTGAAAATTCCACTCATTGTTTGTAGGGTTTAAATAGTGAACTCTAACGGTTACCCAAACTCCATTGAAGGCTGTTCCCTGATTAGTGATTTCGATTTTATACTGCTTAAAGATTTTCTTGAGCAAGTGTTCGACCTTGTCTATTGGAAGGTAGTTGTAATCTCTAATGTACGGATGTTTCTTCACCCAACTTGTAGGCGGTTGCTGGCTTAATAGCAAGTTGAAAGCATCATTCTTGTAGCTTAGTTCGACATCTTGCGTGAGGTCGCTAAGTGTTGGTAGTTGTTGTTTGTCTGTCATTTTAGTAGCTCATTTATTTGTTTTATCGTTTGTTTATATTGGGTTTCGTTATGTTTGATTTGGGCTTCGCAATTCGTAATTTGAGTTAAGAATAATCTACTACTTTGAGTATCTTGTACTTCACTCCATTTGTCCTGCAAGAATATAATTTGTTCTTTGTAATCCCTAATGAGGTTCAAAATTTCTCTCAAATTAGTGGTCAAATCATTGATTAATTGATAGTTCATTTTAGTTCTTTTAGTAATTCGTTAAATAATTCGGTTGCTTCTTTTGTTGATGAGCGGTACTGGACTATGCCTACACCTTTCTTATAGTGGATAATTCGATAATTAGCATTGCTTAAATCACGTTCTAATACTAATTGCTCTGTTTTACCCCATCTATAATCTAATCGCTTATGTGTTTGTCTTTCTCTACTCATAACTTAAATCTTTTTTGTTGGTTAATGCTGTATATTCAATCTGCAATCGTGCTACTAATTCGGTTTGCACATCCCACTCGTTCAATGCCTCTGTGCATTCTTTGTAGGCTTCGTCAGTTTCATACAAGTATCTTCTGTTTAATGCTGCGGTGTGCTTTCTTTGACATTCAAATAATCGGTTCTTTTGTCTTTGAAGTTCTCTGTATTCTATGCTTATTTCTCTCATATTATCTTTGTTATTAGTGGGAATGATTCGTTTACTTTAAATTTGTTTATTCTTTCTTGCGTTTCTGCCATTAGTGTTTCTAAATACTTTCTCGCATCTGATTCTTTTACAAAAAGTGTTCTATCAATTACATCTGATCTGCCGTTGTTATGAGCGTGGCATACTTCAAATAGTTTCTTTTCGTAAAGGTATTGCAATTTAAACCCATTAGCACCTATTGAGGTCTGCTCTATCGTTTTTATATTTCTTGGTCTTGCCATTATGGTTCTATAATTATTGGTTGCCCACCGATGTTTAAATATGCTTGACAAATTTCTTCAAGGCTCATATCATTCAAATCGTACATTACTGGAATCTCTTTATGTTCCGGTATTCCAAAATCGCAAGTGTCAATTAATGCGGTGTCTTTGTATTCGCTAACCATTGTTAAAACTTGGTCGTAGTTCAATATTGAATTGAATACAAAATTAGATTGCTTAGGTGTGTATTGTACCTCAATGATATGTCCTAATGTATCGTGAATGGTGCTTACTGCATAATCAACTGAATGTCCTAATCTGTTACAATAATAAATTGCTTCTATTAGTTTATCAAATTCGCTATTATTATTAGGAGTTGAAGGATGAAAAGTTTTTTTCATGTATTGGATAAACCAATCCAAGTGATTAGGTCTTTTCATTAACATACTTTCGTAGATGTCGCTGAACATCTTTTGTGCTGTTTCAACTTCATTAAGGGTATTAAGCATCACTAATGCTATTCCTAATTGCGCTTGATAGTTTGGAGTTGTAAAGACTTCATCATCTTCATTTAATTCTTGAAAGTTGCGTATTAGGCATTCCTTAGTAGTTTGGCGTGTGTTCATTTTAGTTTAGATTTAAAGTTTGATATGAATTGATTTGATTTAATTTGATTGTTAATTCTTTTAGTAGCCTGTTAGCTTGGTATACCTTGCAAAAGGTGTTATCATCTATCGCAATGTTTCTAAGTCGCTGAACACGCTCATAACGTGCAAGGATAGTGTTTGATTTTGATTTGTTCTGCATGGTCGTAATTTGTTCGCCATACATCATTCGTCTTAGTAGTTTTTCCATTTTGTTATCTGATTTGTAATGCGGTTATAAATCTTGTAATTGAAAATTTTTTGTTGAAATAAATAACCCAATAGTCAGGCGGTGTAAATCCAAATGTTGGGTCTCCCCATCTGCAATGGTCGATTAATTCAGGCATAATCTTTTCGATGTATTCCTTTTCTTCTTTGGTGGCTAATGCTCTTTCCATAATTTTAGTGTTCGATTAATTGGTTAATTTTGATTTCTTTGGTTAATGGTTCGGTAAAGTTTGCGTGCTTTTTAAAGTAGCTTAGGAATGAATCTGTGGTCAATTTAGGGCTATTGTTTACTGCCCACCTTTGAATGGTTCGCTCATTGCATCCCAAATCTAAACTTAATTTAATTCGTAAGTTGTAGTCGGTTGCTAACTGGTCTCGGTTCTTTTTTGTCATTTCTGTTCGTGTCATATTAGTCTTGTATTTTATTTAATCGTGCGGTGCTTGCATCGTAGCTAAGTGTGCATAGGTCTTTACTCAATCCATCGTGCCAAGATGTATTGTCATCTATGTTTTTGATTGCTTTCCATGCTGCTCTCATTGCTTGCTTTGCTTCGCCTATTGTGTCATAATGAACATAAAAAGAGTTAAACATTCCATTTTCTTTTTGAGTGTAATTACTTAATGCGTTTAATAATCTAAAATTACCTCCGATTTGTCCTGTGATGTGAATTTGTGCTTTCATTTTGTTTTGATTTAATTGGTTAATAATTATTTTGTTTCGTTTATCTGAGTTCAAAAGTCGTAGTTTTATACGACACTACAAAACATTGAATGAAAATAAATCATAACTTGCTATAAATCAAGCTAATATTTTTTAGACTAAACGTAAAAAAGCCCCAAAATGTAACTTTTGAGGCTCGCCACTTACGATTGGCTAGTCTATTTGTGCTATGCTTTACCATATCGCCTGACTACCTTTACGATTTGCACGTCTGCAACCAATATTTTTCAGTTGTTCGAAATTACCGAACTACTCATTCTTTTTGTGAGGTTTTAGTAGGTATAATCCTAAAAACATAGCTAAAAAGCCAATGACAGCAAACCAATCTCTTGCTTTTATGTATAAACTCTCCCACCATTCTAATTTTTTAATCTTTGTCGGCACTTGCACCTGGACTAATTTTATTTTATAGATAGTATCTGACTTGCATTGACCTTGTATGTATATCTTTTCGCCTATTTTTTTATAACGAATTTCTAAGCGGTCTTTAATAATCGTGAATGAATCAATACTTGAATTGAAGAATGTATCTACTTTGATTGCTTTGATAACGATTGTATCGTGAACTAATACTGAATATGGAATACTATCAGTTATGCAGAACTTTTCTATTGCTTTTTTCTTTGTGTATAGGCAGCCCGATAATAACCAAGTGATACAAACTATTGATATAATGTTTTTCATGGCTCAAATATAATAAAAAAGCCCCACTAATGTGAGGCTCTTTAACCAAATAATTAAATCAAATGAAAAAACGAAAACTACTGTTGCAAATATACTTGTTTTTACAAACTAAAAAACTTTTCCTTCTATTATTGATTTTAAATTGAAATTATAATCTCCTTTGTCATTCAGCTCTAAATATCCAAATCCATGTGTCCACATATTGATTGGCATATAAGCAGGATGCAAGTCACATAAACAACCGATTGAGAAACATGAATATGGATGTTCATCTAAATTCTTACCCATGTCTTTTGTTTCTCTGTGAAAGTGCGAAGTTACTGCGCTTTTATTCAATTTCAATCTTAATGAACGTGCAGGATTTACACCGCCACTTGTTAATCCAGTTTCGTGACCATGAAATATGGCTAACTTACCTGCATAGATATATTGAGTTGAATCTACTTTGATTATGTTTAAATCTCTTAGCTTTAAAAGTTCATGCAGTTTTATAAATTCAATGTCATATACTTCAGGTGCTTTCTGCATAATGTATTTATCATATCTTAAATCATGGTTGCCATAACTCCATACTATTAGTGCTTTTGGAAACATTGCCCTCAAACCTTTTAAGAATACACTGGTGCAATCAATCTCATATTTGACTGACCTCTTTCTCATGTCCTTTTCGTGTCGTGAAATAGTCGCAAAATCAATTAAATCCCCATTGATTATGATAGTATCAACTTCTTGGTCCAATCCATATTCTAATGCTGCAAATACTGCATCATCATTATGATAAGGAATGTGTAAATCACTTATTATTAAAATCTTTTTACTTGCTTTTGGTAGTTTGTAAGGGTGTATTCTTTCACTTTCGCCTTTTGGCAAATCTTTTTTTAGTGCTTCAAATTCTTTGCGAAATTCAACATGATTTTCTTTTCTATGTCTATCTCCATTTGCACCTTTCAAAGTTCTTATGTGAGTTCTTACTTGTTCAAGATTTGTATAAACACTTTTATTTTCAGCATAAATCTTCTTAGCCAAAGTCAAATTCGGAGTGTTTGGGAACTTCATTAAATACTCTTTTGCTATGTCTGATTTTATAGTGCCTTTCATATTAGTCTTCAATGTTTACCTCATAAATTGATTTCAATGAAAAGTGAACAAGTTTTAATGCCATTCTTTTAATATCTGCAACCATTTCTCTATCTTCATCTGATAACATAACTGTATCAATAGTATCAACCATTTGATAAGCATAAGTTGATGAAGATATTATCTCTGAATGTGTTTCGCCTTCCTCATATACTACTTCTTCTAAATCTGTTGAAGTTTCCATAAATATCCTCGTCTGTATAATTTGGTTCAATCAAAGGTATTTCAATAATGTTTATTTCTTCAACTATCATTTTTATATTATTGTTAAGTATAGAATAGTTGTGATTCTTCTTTTCGCCTATTAACTAAGCCTTGTAAGACCTTTCCGCCACCAGTTGTGTAGTGTGTTTGCCACCATTGTTTAAGGTCCTTAGACTTACTATTAACCAAGTTAAATAATGTTTCAGATTTTCCGCAATTCCAAACGAATGAAACTAAGGCATCAAATTGATACTGGGTTAAATCTATCTTGATATTCTTATTTACTATCGCTTCAAATTGTGGCAATAAATCCATAAGTAAGTCTTCAGCTTGTTGCTGTGTTATCTTATCTCCTAACTTGATTTTAGAACCATCTTTATAAAAGGTATTTCCATAACCAATAGTTACAATATTTGCAGGGCAAGTATAAGCAGTTAGTTTGCAGCCCTCAAATTTTTTAATTAATGCAATCCCTTTAATTCCCGTTTTCATTGCTAAATAAATTTGTTAGTTCATCTATAACTGCACCGCCTACTAATATCCAAAAAGCTATCTTTTCATTGCCATTTACATAAGCAGAAACCGAAATAGTCGCTAATATTGATTTAATAGCTAATAACCATTTCTTGACATTCTTAGGTGTAGGCTCAAAGTAGTTTTTAATTGATATTTTTTTCATCTTAACTCCTTAAATGTTTGCTCAAATCCAAATGATTTAATAAAAAAATAAGTTACGATTACTGACATCATTGTTGAGATAAAGCTATGTAGTATCTCATCATAAGAATAACTCAAACAAACGCAAGCTAAGGCATCAAAAATGAACTCTATTATTTTAATTCGATGTCCACCATCATTCGGGAATGTGTTATCCCAATAGCCTTTCTTATTTCGTGTAAATCTTGCATACGACCACCACTCACTATAACCATGTTTCTCATATAATGAATCGAATAAAATTATACACTCAAATAATGCTCTGCAATACCCTGCAATCAATGCGAATAGTACACCTAATATCATGTAGTCAAACTGGATCATTTTTTTAATCCCTTTTCAAAATCATCAATAGATTTATCGGTAATTAATTTAATTACCCAAGTGCAAAAACGATATGCCCAATAAATAATCGTACATATTGAAGCTATTGAAGCAAATAAAAAGTTGTGTTTCTCAAGCAAGGCTACAAAGCCTACTAATGATACTAATATGTCTAAGAATCTATGAGGCATTTTGAGTTTTAAAATTTTGGTTTAACGTATTCTATCTGTGGTAAGTCCTTTACCCATGCAAATTTTTCATCAGTTGTCTGTTCAACTTCTTCTGAAGTAATTATCCATATTCCATTGTCATCTTGCACAGGATTATAAGTGCAATTAGGTATATATTCAATACCTATTAACTTATTCTTTTGCGTTGCTGTTAATTTATGTACTTTCATTATACGTTACGACTTAGAGCTGTTTGAAATGCTTGAATACAATTATAATAGACTAATTCTTCGGCTGCACTTAATGAGTTTGATGTCATTATATCTGCATAACAAAAAGTTTTAATTGAAAATGCTTGTACACCTCCACTACTTTTTTTCACACCGCCAATAACTAATGTACTTGTATCGGTATTATTATATGAAAGATAGTTGAATGATTCTGTTTGACTTCCATTCCTATATACTTTATAATTGTTTGAGGTCGTTCTATTCAATCTAATCAAACCATTTATACCAACTGATTGATAATTTGTTGCACCAAAATTTTCGTCATACTTATTACCACCAAAAAATTTAGTATTAGCACCTGACGTGTAGCCCATACCTATTTCAGTTGCCTTATATGTACTTGTGTCTAAATAGCCAATTTGTATTTCGTTATTTGCGACATTTTCTCGAAAATAAACAGATAAACCATTGGCTGAATTTGATATTAAATTTTGAGGCACTTTTGTATCTGCATATCCATTAATGCCATTAAATTTAATACCATTAGCATTTACAGTTGGGGCTGCTCCACTATATGTTAAATTATAGGTATTGCCTGAACTTGGTGTTTTTCCGTTAAAACTACAAGATGTTGATGTCCCACCCACAAATAACCAAAAGGCTGTTAATCGAGTGTAAAAATCATAACTTGAATTGTTTGCACCTTGCCCTTTTAAGTCTTTATAAAGGTTATCTATTGCAGTTTTTTGAGTTGCATCTGTTATCCCTGCAACTGCTATAAACGCAGCAGCATCGGCATCTAAACCACCAAAGAATCGAGGGTTGCTTGCACCAATATAATTTCCAAACATATTAGAAATATTTGATTATCGAACCACTTGCTAATTTTACTCGAGTAATTTTATAACCAGGGTCAGTTGGTAAATACATTCCTTGTTTAATTGTTACTCCCGAAAGTCTTTTAGTTGTCAAAACATCGACATCGTTAATGTAAAATTCTGTAAATACACAATCTCCATTTACTACTATTGATTCAACTTGTAAGCCCGTGTAACTTGCGGTATCAGATACTATTCTAAAACCTCCTTGTCCACTAATTTTCTCTAATGCTGTACTCATAATTATATATATAAATTTTTGTTTAAATTGTTGGTATCTGACATCTGTCGTTCAATTCCATTAAGTCAAGTGCTATATCTAACTTCCATCCATCCACTATATCAGGAAAGCCCTCACGAACTTGTCCGAAGTTTACATCATATCTCACGTTAAAATAATCTTGATAAGTTGGATTATTCAATGCTGCAATTAAGTCACGACCTATGCTTAAAGTATCACTCAATACATCTATTTCATTACTATTGTCTACTCTTTGAATATCTAAAATGTATAATGATAAATTCAAAGTAAACATTCTTTCACTCATTTGACTGTCGTTTACATCGCACCAAACTAATGGATATTCTTCCTGTTCACTTGCACTTATCTCACTAATTTGCCCAAAAATAAAACTATTTATTTGTGCGTGGTTGTTGCAAATTGTTCTTATTATGTTTAGGACTTGGTTTAGTGTTATGAACTTCATTTTGTTGCTTTATAAATGCTTGTAATTTTTCGATGTTTGTCTTATTTATTCCCTTATTCATTAGCAAAATGTGCAACCTCTGCCAGTTACACTTGGACTTGTTTCTAAATCAGTAAAATTGTATTGACCTTTGCAGCAGTTATTGTCATCTAATAGCATTCCACTTGTATAATTAGATTGCTTTGCGTAAATAGTCGCTAAGTCTGCATTCGGTTGTGTTAAAAACAAAGGGTAAGTAGTTTGATTCGCATATAAATATTTAGTTAATCTTTCAGCATACCACTCCGCCTTATTCTTTGCCCTATCCATTACCATAGTTAGTTCATCAATGCTTGCAGGCTGCATATTATCTGCATTCTGAACCCCTACAGCCTTATTGAAATACTTATAATTAATATTTAAAGGTAGTTCATAACGTACATACCAAATCATTGCAGGTGTAATGTAAGTATCGAGTAATAATTTGTATGAATTACTCAATGTTCCTGCTATAATTTTACTTACAAAATCATTGTATAATGCTGTTCCTAAAATTGGTAAAATATAAAATGATTGCACATCAATTATAGTCGGTGTTACTACCTTCATATCTACATTATCTTGCAAGATTGATTCTTGCTTCAATGTTGATTCACTTAAAAAAATTGCCTTTGCCATTATCTTATTTTCTTAACTAATTCTTGGACAAAAATATGCCTACAAAACGGCAAGTTTACATCTTGTTTCGGGTCGTGATACCATCCACCCCTACGTCTAAAAGCATCATAGTTAGGTATTCCATAAATAGCCCCTAATTCTTGACCAATTTTATCAATGTCATCCTTTGAAAAGTAACGTGGATTTGCCATCATTGCTTCGCAAAAAGGTCTACTTGACCCACCTTTAACTAATGCAGGTGCATCGGGTCTTAAAACGTATCTATAACGGATGTATAACTCTTCAAAACTTGGCACTACTTTATTCGTTCCTGACCTTGTTAAACTTATTTTGCCTTGACTATCCAAATCAATCAAACCTTCATCCCCTAACGCTGTCAAACTTTCAATGATTGAGGTCTTATCTGTCTTTAAAATCTTGGTTAAATCTTCAATCGTTATATTAGGTGTTTTCTGAATTAAATCTAAAACTCCATTGTCTTGTTTGCTCAATGCGAATTGCTGTGTACTAAACATAAATTTCTTATGCTTTATACTTACAAAATTCTCAATAGGCTCACCATATTTTGAGAATACACTAAAATCTAAATCATCATCGGCTATTTCATCATGTAAACACTTTGAGAATTGCGCTGTTGTATCTGTTGGAAGAACCGCATCGGCTGCTAATGGTGGTTTGTTTACTATACCTCTAATTTCATCTTGACTTAATGAAGCTAATACCTTATTTGCAACAAGTGGACTTAATGAATTTAAAGCATCGCTAATAGTCGAGTTTACATTAGTTTGAATGTCTAATGGTTTTCTCCCTATAATCTCCCTCATTTCATCCTTTGTTAGAATTGTCATTAAGGTTTGCTCGCTAAAACTTGGCATGATTGGTTCTAATGCTTTTATTTTTAGCTTTCCTTTAATGGGTGCGAATAGATTATATATTTCTTCTTGGACTCTTTGTTTTGGATTAACGTATGTGTTAGCGAATAGATTGTAAGCATCAACCATTTCATTGCGCCCACCTAATTGCCCCTCTACTCTTACCCCAAATAACATCGGTGAGGTAATCTTATGTCCTACAAATATTTCTTGTTGAATAGTATCGTTTAATGCTTCGTATTTCTTATCAAAATCGCCTGCAGCTAAGTCTAATATTGCGGGTACTCTTTGGGGGTCATCTACGAAATCAATTACTATACTACCTGCATTGTCAGTTGGTGTGAACTTAGCTTTTAACTTGCGTTCAGTTGACTTCATTTCTTCATCTGATGGTACACCATTCTTAAACACAATCATTTTAGAACCTTTGAAACTATTTTGAATTTCGGCTCTATGAAAATTTGCTATTTCAGCATCAGTAATAATTGCAGGAATTGCACCAATATATTCTGGTAATGTATAAGTATTGATGTTAGGTCGATACGACTTGTAATAATAAATGCTTTCACTTGGTAACTTTTTTAAACTTGGGTCGAATGGTGGCAAGGTCTTATATTCATCTTCTTTGATGTTAGTATTCTCTCCACCTTCGCTATTTAACCATTTATCGCTAATATAAAATTCGCTGTTATCTTCTGTGCTTCTTACATCACAATAATTAACGTGATAAATTTCTGAAATCCCACCCTTTTTGTCGCTAACTATTTTAAGATAACAACCTCCAAAAATCTCATTATCTAAATCGGTCTTATTTAATAAGTCTTTTAATGTTTCATAAGGGTTAGGATTGTCAATAAATGCTTTCAATGCCACTACTTCTTCGCCTTGCATTCCTAACTCATCAAACATCCAGCCTTGACCTGTTATGTATTGCTGCTTGCTTGTTAAAATTGCGTTATGTTTTGCGCTTCGATTGAATAAAGTTAGTAAAAAGTTAGGGTAGTTATTATTCTCACCATACTTTACATACTTTAATGTTTGCGAAGACTTAGGCTCAACAAATGCAGGTACTTTGTCATTCGTAAATTTAAGCACCATTACACTTGGATTATATTCTTTTTTATCTGTCATTATTGTGGTGTGTAAACAAAGGTAGTTGAATCGGCAGGATTATATTCTGTGTTATTTTGAGCAGTTGGAATATACCAAAGTAAGCCAGTTTCTAATTGCCCTAATACTTGTCCTGCTGCTTCTTCTGCTTCGGTTAAATCATTATATGTTTCTTCTGTTAATGTCGTTTCATATATAACGTAAGTATAAAAACCACTATAAGGTAAGTATAAACTTTTATCTAAACCTTTATTAGCATTATTTGAATCTAAAAATATAAAAAACTCATTATACCTTTCTTTATATTGACTTGCATCATCAAATATAATACAATATGAAATATCATTTGTAACTTGGTTCGTGCATTCAAGTAAATAATATGGACTTGTTCCAACTTTATTCTCGGTTAAAGTCACATAAATATTTTGAGCCTCCTCTTGTGTAATTCGTATCACTACTTATATATATAACTCGTGTGAAATTTTGCTAAAAAAAAACCACCTCAATAAGTGAAGTGGTTTTAAGTTTATAAAAAAATAAGTAATTAAGATTGCAATCCTGCGATAATACTCGAACTAACTTCATTCGCTAATGCTTTCTCCATTCCTGTAAAGGTTAGGATGTAACCATTAAACTCATTCATTGCTGCTCCACTTGCTGCACTACCTGCGGTCACTTCAACACCATTTTCTTTACCGAATAAAAAGTATTGACCCGATTTAGTTTCTACAATAACTGAACATCTGTTTGCAATCAAAGTCTGTAATTGAAATTGAGTTACATAGGCTAATTTAGTAAAATTAGTATTTATGGTTTGCTCAAATGCAACCGTACCCAATGCAGCATCTGCCATTATGTTTTGAGTGAAATCGTTTTTGGCTCTTGGCAGTAAAGCATATTTGTAAAACTTTGTTCCACCTGCTTTTGTGATTGCTGTCACAAATCCACTTGCATTTTCTGTTACTGCTGTAACATTTGCAAGCTCTGTGATGTAAATATTTTTGATACCTCCTACTGCATCTTTGCAGTCTAAGGCGTATGAACTAACTATTGCACATGGCATATTTGTTTTCTCCTTTTAAGTTTAAAAAGGGGGCTGTTAACCCCCTTAAATTATACGATGAATTTTACTATTTCTGTTGGTTGTGAAATTTGAGTTCCTAACTTAAACTTCATTCTCATATATACTGAATCATAATCTTGAGAATACCAAGTACTCATTTCATCATCACCTTCTAAGTCTACACCCATGAACATATTAGTTGTTCTTAATGCGTATGCCTTATTAGTTCCATTCAATCCCGGTACTGGTACAATCTTTACGTTTGTTCCCAATAAATAATACTCACCTGTGGCATCTGTGTTAATATAATTATTTACAACATATGCAGCATTTGTATTAACTAATGCAGATTGATACAATCTTGACCAATCTTGACCTATGAATATTCTTGTATCTTCTTTGTCTAAAATTTGGGCAGGAATAGCTTGGTATGTAGCTTGTAATACTGATATAATATTTGATACCGTTACTGCTGTTACAGGTGTGATATATGCACTTACATTTGCACTTATAACTCCACTTGCCGCACCAATGATTTGAATCAAACCATCAAATTTAGATGTATAGTCACTTGAACCACCACCCGATACTGACTGCCATAATGCAATTTCAATTTTCTCACCTTGCGAACCCATAAGATAGTTCATAAATGCTTCATCAATACCGCCTGGTAGTGATTCGTATTGTGAACCTGGTGATAATAAAAGCTGTGTGTACTTAGCCTCCAGTGTAGCTATACACCATGACTTTTCAATCTTAATAGGTGCAACTGTCAAATTTCTTGATGAAATTGTCGTATCACCTGATGCTGATAAAAGTCCACAAGTTCCACCTGCGCCCCAATAGAAGTCATCTGATAATGAAGGTACTTGAATTGCTGATTTTACCCCTGTTAATTTCTGCATATAAGTTGCAGTCTTTGGAGTGAAGAAAGACTTAACAATAAGCATCTGCTCATTGGTCTTTGTGTAATTGGTTAATCCCGTTACGTTAAATGCCATAATTTTTTTTTATTTATTTTGTGATTTTTTAAATTCCATGAATAACTCAACTGCGGTCTTTGCA